CTCGCAACGCATCCAAATATTTAAAGAGATGAAATACGAGTTGCCACCGGAGATGTACTGTAACGCCTGTAGCAACACTAGGAAAATACTTAAATCATTACTTGAGGAAAAATCGTCTAATGCAAACCAAGCCAAAAAGAAAACAACGCGCAAAAGCGCCTCCAAAGCCAAAGCAGTACCCGAAAAAAGCCACCCCAAAGAGCAATCACTACTTTTCGACATTGATGTCCACCCCAGAGGGGAGGGCGTTGAGGAAACAGTGGTCAACCAAGCCCCGAAAAAACGCAGGCAGGCCAGTAGGGGTTCCTGATGGGCATACAGCGGAGACAATTGCGCCACTGCGTATACAAGCGAAAATTGATGCTAAAAAGGTAGTAAAGATTATGAGCGATAAATTCAATATCGAAGATGAGTACCAGAAAGAGGCTCTGACTACTGCTGTAGAGGTTATGCGGTTAGACGGGCAGAGCAGAGAGCGGCTTGCTGCCGCACGTTTGGTACTGGACTTTACAAAAAGTAAGCCAGCAGCTAAATCTGATGTTTCTATCTCTAGAGCAGAAGATTTCTTAGCTTCACTATTGCAAGAGGATGAGCAGCCCGATGCACCAGAAACTAGCGAAGGTACGGAAGAGACTACTGACTGATTTCAGTTACTATTCTAAAACGTCTTTAAAAATAAGAACAAAGTTAGGCGACATATCCCCCCTCAAGTTAAATTCAGCACAGCAAATCCTTAACAAAGCAGTCGAAGATCAGATCACCACTGAAGGTAAAGTCAGAGTGATTATCCTAAAGGCTAGGCAGCAAGGTCTTTCTACTTACACTGGTGGTTATCTTTATTTCTCTGTAAGTCAAAGGTCTGCTTGTAAGGCAATGGTTATTACTCACCACGCTGATTCTACTCGCGCTCTGTTCGATATGACCAAAAGATTCCATGAGCATTGCCCTGAAATACTGAAGCCACACACAAAGTATTCATCAAGACGGGAGATGAATTTTGATGTTCTTGATAGTAGTTTTGTGGTTGCAACAGCAGGCGGTGAGAGTATTGGTCGGGGCGAAACACTTACCCATGTACATGCCTCAGAACTTGCATTCTGGCAAAAGA